CATAATCTTCTGCATTAACCATTCTGTCTTGTGTATAGAACGCCACTGATGCATTGTTCTTAATGTTTGTATTAGTTTCAGTGTCAGAAGAATTGTTGACTGTGTAAGTTAGTGTTAAACTTAATGTTGCCACATATTCTTGACCTGCTTTGTTCAAATAAGTCACATTAATTTCTTGATTTTGAATTCTGTTTGCTCTTAGTATTTGACCTTTGCCTGAGCTTCTTCTGTACCAAAATCTAAAGTTGCCTTTGGGTGCTGTACCAAAATTACCATCAGCAAATAAAATTTTAACTTTGTCATTGTTTTCTGATTGCACGTTAAAAACATTTCTTTCTGCTAGAGCCAATGAATTGTAAATTGCATTTTGACCAAATAGTGAAGGAATTTTTTTCCATTTTTCTAATGGTACACCTGATGCATTAACTTTTTGTACCCAAACATCTAAATCGTTGACATTTGATTTGTTAATAGAAACTGTTCTGTTAGGCAATGGTGTTGAAAAGAATTGATCTTCATATTCCATTTCACCTTCTTTGAAATATACAAAGAAACCAGTGTCTGTTGAACCAAACCCTTGGTTGTCATTTCTGTATATCATAGTGAACGCATCTGTTTGGTCTGGGGATCTTTCTTCTAAGTAGCCATCAGTGTTGATTTGTGATTTAACAACTTCAATTTTTGTGTTGATACCATCTACTTTTGCTGAAAAAGGTTTTACCACACTGGTATCAGTTTGAGAATTAACGTTGTAAATTTCTGTGTTGATGCCACCAACAATGCCTTTTGATGACGGATTACCAAATTGGTTTGTAGAAACAAATAAAGAGTTTGCTATAGTTAACCATTGGTCGTACCAGTCAGCATTAGTTGGATCATTCCAATTGATTGTTAAATTTGACAAGTTGTTTCCGTTTGAATCTTCAATTGGTTCTGTTGTTGAAATTTTTGTAAGTTTTAAAATGCCTCTTGCAGGTACATTTCTTTTTATTCTGTAGTTGATTAGTTTTGCTAATCTTATAATTGAATCTCTTCTTTCTGCTGTGTCTAAGAAATTTTCTCTTGAGTTTAAATCTGTTCTGAATGCAATACTTTGACCTAGGTATGCAAGTAAATCTATGATAGCAATAAATTCACTTGATTGAATATAGTCATTAAAATCTTCAGGATAGTTAACTGAAATGTAATTAAGCATAGTTGATCTGATTGAATCATAATCATATGCTGTAAAGTCTGCTTGTGAAAAACTTCTGTAAACTGTTCTCCATTCTTCTGCGGCAAATAAATTGTTTTGTCTTACTATCTGACTCATTATAATGTTTCTCTTTCAAATTCTAATTGCATTGTTGCTTGTTTGTTAAATGGTAAAACATTAATGCTGATATCAACTCTAATTCCGTTACCAAATGAATCAAGATTAATATCTAATAATTCACATCTTGGATCTGTGTTTATGATTCTTGAACAATCTTCTATCAAATCTTCTTTAACACTTTCATCAAGTGGTTCGTACAGCAAGTCCCAGATAATTGAACCAAATTCAGGTTCCATTACTCTTTCGCCTTTTCTTGTGTAAAAGTGATTGATTAAATCTTGCTTGACCACGTCAATATCATATAGCATATTACTCTTGTTGCCAGAAAGTGTTGAAAAGCCCTTGTATATTTGGGCTGTACCTGTATTTTCACTGCTGTTTGCAGTTGAAGTGATCTGCGATGTTGAACTAGAATATGCCATGTTTTTCCTTGCAAATATTTATTGTTGTCTTTATATGCTAACTTAACTATTTACTTGACTTGATGAAATAAATAAGTTATTAACATATTAACATATACTATTTAACCAATGAAAAAACTTGATACATTTTCAGCAGAAGACAGAGTAGAAATACTACTTCAAAATGACGATATACATTATCTCAATGGAGAAATCTGTGAAGAAAATATTTCAAAAACAATCAAATGGATTCTTGCTTGTAACATCAATAAAAAGCCAAAAAAAACTCTAAAATTATATGTCAACACAATTGGCGGTGACTTATATGAAACATTTGCATTAGTAGATGTAATGAGAAACAGTTATCATCATATATCCACTATTGGCATTGGTGCTATAATGAGTGCTGGTATTTTGATTTTTGCTAGTGGCAAACAAGGTGAAAGATACATTGGTAAAAACACTGGTATAATGAATCATCAACATTCTGATGCAATGGAATCTAAAATGCACGATATGAGAGCACAAATGAAAGAAAATGTAAACTGTGAGCAAAGATCAATGCAAATCCTAAGAGATGCCACAGGATATCCATTAGCAGAAGTACGTAAAAAATTTAACAATCCTTCAGACCAATATTTCACAGCCAAACAAATGGTTGACTTAAAACTAGCAGATCATATACTATAAATGTATGAGTGCTAATTTAAAAAACTTTGCTTCTGGCAAAAACTGGTGGTACATGGAAAAAGCCACCGCAGACAAACTACTTGATGCAATCACAGACTATTACAATGACAAATTGTCCAAAAATGTGGATGTCTTATTTGAACCAGAAGATATAAGCCTTTACACAGCCGAAATCAAACAGGAACTTATGAAAACTGCTCCATTATTTTTTAAAAATATTGGAATAAAGTTGGAAGATTCTGAAATTGGCTAAAAAACTTGGATTTATTGGTTGACTTTTCTTACAACCTGTAGTAATATATTATTATATGTTTAACTTACTTAAAAACCTACTAGGAGGTAAAAAGAAAATGGCAAGAACTAAACAATATGTAGTATACACAAGAGAATTTGCTAAAGGCAGAGTCTCAAACAAAGTTGGTGTGTTTATGGATGAAGCAAAAAACACACTTGATAACACTGGTTCTATTAACGGTGGTGTTATAAAATTTAAAAACCTAAAGATGTCTAGAAAAACTCCAACAACGGAACTAGTATCAAAAGGTTATGACTTCAATGTAAGAGTAATTGGTTCTGGTAACTACGAAGTTGCTAAACAAATCAAAAACTCTGTAATTGAGTTACTTGCTGATACAGGTAAAACTGTAATCAACGCAAACGCATAATAATAACAATATTATTATAAAACTTAAAAGGGCGGTAAAATATCGCCCTTTTTTTTATTTGGTAAATAATGACGAGTTAAGAGTAATAAGACAAGACGCAGTAGAATTAACAACTCCCGCCCTAATTTTAGATACAAACTTCCTCAAATATTAACAAATACTAAAACTAAAGAAAGAACAACATGAGTCAACAAGGAAAAGTAAAATGGTTCAATGCCACTAAAGGCTTTGGATTTATTACGTGTGAAGATAAAGATGTTTTCGTACACATTTCAGCAGTTGAGGCCGCAGGCTTAAGACAGTTGAATGAAGGCGACGAAATTACGTTTGACACACAAGATGGACCTAAAGGTCCAAGTGCTGTGAATTTATCATTAGCGTAATTAAAAATAAAATAGAGGCGGTGGCAACATCGCCTTTTTTTATGAAAATTTTATCAACATCAATAAAATTGCATTTAAATTAAATGATGTGTTAATTAAATTATCCACAATTTAAATAAAATTGAACAAATAAAGTCTTGCTTTTATCCACTTAATATGTTAGATTAAGCACAACTTTAAAACAGTTAGGAGGTCCTTATTATGGATATTATTAACAAAGTAAAATCATGGGCGTCAGCATTAGCAGATGTCGGTGTATCATTAATAGCACTTGGGATTGTTCTTGAAGTGTTATTCAGCGGCCAAGGTATTCCGTTTTGGCCAAACATTTCTGTAATTGGAAATGTGCAGGCAATACTATCAGGATTTAGTGATCAAGGATTACTAGGCTTGGTGGCTGTTTGGATTTTATATCACATATATAAGTCTAAATAATCTTAGACCTCAAAGATCTTTGAATAAAAAGAGCGGTAGAAATATCGCTCTTTTTTTATGACTGATTAGTTGTACTTTTGCTTTCGTGATCTAAATAAGGTTCTCTGGTTGGGAATCTAGTAGTAATAGACCCTCGTTGTGATTCTGTTTCTCTTGGTGAGTTAACTGCTGAACCTGTTCTATTTTCTAAAATGTTTGTGTATAACAGATTGCCATCAGCATCTGTTAAAAATGAAATTCCTGATATTGGCGTTAATAACAATGCATCAAAGCCTGCAGAATTCATATCAATTCTGCCTGCACCACCGGCCGCAGTTTCTCTATGACCAATACCACTATTGATATGTGATGTACCAAGTTGTGTTAGTTTTAAATCTAAACCTGAGTATATGTTTGTGTTGTTGTTTGTTGTTAAACTAATATCGTCATCTGACTTTATTTTGGTTTCACCAGCAACATCAATATGTAAATTACCTTTTATATCTCCTAAATCTCTAGTGGATTTGGGTTGAGTGTAATTGCCTGCTGAATCAGTATCAAGTGTATAATTGGCTTTTATATTAATATTTCTACCTGCTTCAAAGTTAATATCTCTATCTGCTCTCACATTAATATCTTTTTCAGTTCTCATTGATATTGAATCTGCACCCCATATTTCAATTTTACCTTGATTTGTTATTTCAACCCAACCAGTTGCTGTGCTGTTAGTCACGTAAACTGTGTTGTTTGTGTCATCCAATAATATCTGTGAACCATTTAATGTTCTTAATCTAATGTGTTTTTGATTAGCATCGTCCATTACAAACTGATGCCCACCAGGTGTTAAAATACCAAAAACTTGACTTGGTGATTCTCTTCTAGCAGATGAATCACTAAGACCTCTAATTTCATCATTTTCTAAACCTTGATTTATTAAACCTTGATAATGAGGACCATGGGCAGGTCGTTTGGCTTTATCAATGGGCTCGCCTCTGGCTGTGTGAGCTTCTATGTCAAATATGTTTGCTAGTTGTGATTCATCACCTAATCTGTTTACTTCTGCTAACGGCACAATAGGTGATTTTTCACCAAATGTTTTACCTTTGGCAATACCTGGTACCATATGATTGATGCCTGGTTGAAACAAACAACCAATACATACACCATAGTTACTATTACCATTGACAAATGCAACTGCAACCAAATTACCAATTGATGGTGGAACCATCCACATACCATATGATGTTTGTGTGCCTGCATATGTGTCTTCTAGTTCTCCTTTTCTTAAACCACTAGTACTGGTAGCACCTGCAAACGGAGAAGTCCAAATTACTGTTTTCCAACTTGTTTTGTCAGTTCTTGGTGTGTTTGAACCTATGATATGTACTTGCATTCTGCCCATTCTGGCTAAATCAGTCACACTCATCACTTCTGCTATTTTTATAACACCATAATCAATTGATTTACTATTGCCATCTCTACGAGATTTGTAATTGCTTGATGAAGATTGTGTTTTTTTTGACATTTATTATTGGTTTCCTACTTTAACACCTCGTTGATTTACAACAAAACTTAAATCAGTTAATACATCTCTTTGTAGGTGCAGTCTTTGTGTAAATTGTCCACCTTCAAATCTATGTTCTATTTTATAGATTCTATATATGCCTGTCAAGATTTCATCCCGCCTTTCGCTTACTGGTGGAATCATTCCAGAACCAGGATCAACTTCTTCTGGATACATTGATTGAAACAGTATCATATTTTCATATTTTGGATCAGCAGATACACCTAAATTTTGTAGTATTTTTTCTAAAGTATCAATTTCAGGTCTTGGTAACCAATATGGATCACCTATGATATCCATGGTCACTGACATTAAATCTATTCCAGGACCACCTGCAAAAGAATTTTCTAAAACTCGTTGTGCTTCTGCATTTTCAGATGAACCAGCATCTGTCATACCGTCGTGTGTATTAACTGCTCTGCCATAAAACTGAACATTTAATTTTGTCAATGAATCTTCGGACAAGTTAACATTATCATTTTCCAATTTCTCAGCCAAGCGCCACTTTCCACCAATTCTAATTTCAAGTCCTTCATTATCTGCTGTCTTTCTAAGATCATTAAATCTTTCAACTTCTTTTAGTTTTATACCAGCATCTCCTTGTTTGATGTTATACTGTTGAATGTCTTTGTTGTATTCATTAATCAAATTTTGATAGGCTGTTAGTGTGCCAGCGTCAGGTTCAACTGCACCATTTTGTAATTGCTCTGTGTAGTTTTCCAAAAAGAATTTTCTTGCTTGTAATATTTGTTTGTGCTCAGCACCTGATATTACACCGTCTTCTGCCGCTTTGCTAAAAGTCAATTTCATTTCATTGCTTTTTTCTTTTTTATTTGCTTCTTCGGTTGCATTTTCTTGAAATTTTATCATGGTTGCTTCAGGTAATCTTTTAAAGACACCGTGCAGTTGATCATAAGGATAAACATATTGATAATTGAAGTCTAAATTAAATTCTAAAACATCAATGTTATCGCCTGTAAACAAATAATTGTATTTTTTATTAATCAATGCATTTTCCATCATGGTACTGACTCTTTGTTTGTGTCTTGTTTCGGGTGCTTGATATTCTTGTATGATTCCTGACTGCACTGTGGCCCAATCACTGACTGTAATAACATAATGAAAATGTCTTTGATAGTCTTGCCGTAAACTGTCAAAACCCATTGGTATTGCATGTGCTGTGATTGTAAATGCTTTTTTGGTTATAGCAATTTCGTCCCATTTTTCCACAGCATCTTTGTCAATGTCAGCCAACTGTTCTTGAATGCCTTTGATTTTGTCTACCATAAAAGTTGTTCTGGCCAAATGTCTTTCAAGTACTTCAGTAATACTTGAATCATAATCAATTTCTGTTGTTACAACTGGGTTATCTAAATCTTTACCAAATATAATATGTTTGTTTTTTTCAGCATCTGTTACTATACGAGATTCTGTTATTCCAGTAATATCTTCATCTGAGCCTTTTATAGAAAAACTATATTTGTCTAACAGATACTTTGTAACTCCTAAATTGTGCTGTTCTTGTTGTGCTAATTCAGATGCAAACCCATCTGTGAAATCTTTGAATTTTTTAATGTTAGATATTTTCATATCTGCAATCAATTGATGATCATCTGCTTTGCCAATATCACCATATCTTATGGCTTCAATTTGATACACTGCACCGCCGGCTTCGACTCTGTATGTTATGTTTCTTATCATAATAGCATACAATCTTCTTGTGCCTGGTATTTCAATGCCGGAGGCATTGTGTATACCTAAGTTTCTTTCATCTTCAGTTTTCACTGGTTTGTAATCGCCAACTAATGTGCTGTCTTTTTTTCTACCTTTTAAATAAACTTGGATTAAAAAAGGGTGTTGTTGATAACGCTCAATACCTAGTTCTTGTGATGCTAACCATATCTGTTTAATCAAGTTGGCTGACTGTGGTTGTGTCACGCTAAATCTTATAACAGCCGCGGTGTTGACTCTGTCTGCTCTTGTTAACCCAAATGTGTTTTCCATTTCCAAATTTGTAATGGTAGTAATAGTTTCTCCAGTACGTGACAGTATTGATATCATTTGTTGAGATTCTTTGAGTAACATGTTTGGATCTTTGTCAGTTGAATAATCAAAAAATTCATTGCTGGTTGAGTAGCCAGATGTTAATGCATTTTCTCTTTCAAAAAATTCAGTCATAAATTTTTTACCAGCCATTGCCCATGTTATATCGTAAGTTACTGATTCATAATTGTGCAACACATTTTGCATGAAATTAGTGTCATTGAAAATGTCTAAACTGGCCTGTAATCTTTTTTCACCTGTTTCTGCTGGTTTACTGGATTTTTTAATAGTTGAGTTTGAATTAGTTTTGGTACTACCTGCTTCAATACCTTCATTGAGTTCATCAATTAGTTGTTGATTGTCTTGCACATTGTTTTTTTCAACTTTTGATTCTTTTAATTTATTTTCAGTTTTAAATGTGTCAAAATCATATGATGATGTAGCACTAGCATCAAGGTTTTTAAATTTATTATTCTGTACCTGTTCTGCTAATTCAAGTCTTTCTTGAGTTTGATTTCTATTATAAAAATAGTTTTCTTCTGATATCACATCTAACGCATTCAATGAATCAGCAGGATTAATGTTTGGTGAGTTGAGTCTGTCATCAGCAAAACTTAATCTTGCACTGTTAACAGTACCAATTGGCACTGTTGAACTAGAACTAGTGGTGCTAACAGTTTTATTGTTAGTAGTAATTCCTGCATCTAGGTCTTTTATTAATTCGGCTCGTTCGTTGGCTAATTTTGATTTTTGCCATGGTGTCATTTGAACATGAACGTTTTTACTTGGGTCAACTGTGATACTGGTGTTATCTTTTACAGCTCTAGGATTAAATTTTTTAAATTTGGATTCGTGTGATGACATGCTGATTACCTCGATCCAGCAATAGCACTTGGGTTTGGTAAACGTATCACAGTTCCTGTAGTAAAATCGTTGATTGGATCTTCAAACAGATCCATGTTTCTTGCAATAAACACCCACCACAATCTAGTTGATCCATACAATGAGTGTGCAAGTAAATCTGGTCTTTTATCAAATTTACTTTCTATAGTGTAATATTCATCGTCAGATCTTTGAGGTATATTTGGTAAAGATAAAATATCTAAATAGTCATTGATAATTTTAGTTGATGAATATTGTGAGTTTTCGTTACTTGCTCTAGCCATTAAATAAATCCTTTACTGCCATCTTTGTTACCACCTTTTAACCAAGTACCATCTCTGAAAGTGTCTAAGTTAAAACCATCTCTGACAGTTGACGGTGTTGGTGCATAAACAAGTTCTATAAACACGTTTAACAGTGAAGGCACAAAACTTTTTGAAACACCTTGTTCAACACTTTTAATATTGCCTTTTACTTTTTCTTTTAATTTTTTTCTTTCTTCAAGTTCTGCTACACCATAATCGTTATCAATACTGGTATCAATAACTGCTAATTCTTGTAATCTTTTTTCATCGTTGTTCATTGGTAAATTTTCTGGGCCATATCCGCACGGTATATAATCTACATCTTGTTCTAAACCAAATGACACTGTTCTAATCAGAACAGGAACTCTCTCAAACATATACGGACCATATGCACTAAACAACAGCACCGGGGGAGGAGTTCCTCTTCTGGCCAAGTTTTTACTACCAAAATATGTCATTGTTACAGATCTCAAAAAATGAAAAACAGCTAGTAAATACCTTGCTTCTTCTAGGTTATTTGCTGTAAACGGTGCTGTTACAGAAAATGTAGGAGATGCTCTTCTAACAAATGCATAATAATCAAAATTTGTTTGCAATAGATTATATTGAGAATAGTCTACCTGTGCATGAGATACTTGTATTGCTGGTGTGTAGGGAAACACCAGACCGTTTGTATATGCAATAGGTGCCAACAGATTTTTTCTATAATCTTTACTTCCGCCGCCATACACTTCTTGCTTTGCTAATGGCTTTGCTTGTAATTTTGCTCTAAAGTCGTGATTGATAGTCATATAAATATTTAGTAATAAAATAAAAGCAGTATTTAATCATTTATTTGTCTTAAATGGTTGACATTTTAACATCTAGAGAGTATATTTGTATTATGGCAAAAAGAATAAATTATTTAAACAACAAAGACATCTTAAAAGAAATACACAAAAGCAAGAACAGTTTCTGTTGCTACACAAAGCCAGAGTATGCAGATTATGATCTGATAATTACCACGCCTATTGAAAAAATTACCAAAACAAAAGTGCTTGAAGCACGTAGAAATCGTGCCGCTAGACTCACACAATTGAAGGCTGAAGAACTTGGATTAAAGAAAAAAGAAATTGCTGAGCATGAAATTAAATTAAGGCACGTGGATGATACTGATGTGATTATTAGAGTTGTTACATGGGATCACATTCCAGATGATCCGGATAGAAAAAACAATCCAAAAACTATAGCAGATACAAAAGTCAAACTAAATTTTATTCCTTTTAAACATTATAAGTTAAATGATAATAATGATTGGGAAGAAGTTGGTAAAAGTCATCACATTGGACACAATCAATTTAGTAAAGATCATGGTAGAATGACCAATAAACTTGGGTTGATGTTTCTTAAACTGTGTGATAGATATGGTTCTCGATCCAATTGGAGAGGCTATACCTACAATGACGAAATGAGGGCACAAGCGTTGGTTCAACTGTCACAGATTGGTTTACAGTTTGACGAAAGCAAATCACAAAATCCATTTGCTTATTATACTGCGGCAATTACCAACAGTTTTACTAGAATTTTAAATGTAGAGAAAAAACATCAAAGTTTAAGAGATGATATACTAGAAAGTCACGGAATGAGTCCTTCTTACACAAGACAAATGGAAAATGAAATGTCCACTAAAGAGGGCAAGAAATAAAGTTGACTTTTTACAACTTTTAATGTATATTTTTACTAGTTAATTGACTGGAAAAAAATTATGTTTAAAAAAGCGGCCTGCTTTACTGATATACACTTTGGTTTAAAAAATAATTCAAGACAACACAACAACGATTGTGAAAATTTTGTTGAATGGTTTATCAAAGAAGCCAAAGAATTTGGTGCAGAAACTTGCATATTTTTAGGAGACTGGCATCATCACAGAAGTTCAATTAATATCAGTACACTGAATTATTCTATTTCTAATTTAAAAAAATTAAGCAAAGCATTTGAAAAAACTTATTTTATCACTGGAAATCATGATTTGTTTTACAGAGATAAAAGAGAAATTTCTTCTGTGATATTTGCTAATGAAATCCCAAACATTGAAATAGTTAACGAAATACTAGTCAAAGATGATGTTGCTATTATTCCATGGTTAGTTGGAAACGAATGGAAACAGATTAAAAATATCAAATGCAAATA